CATACCCACGCAGACTATCAGGGCGAGAGACAACCTTCAACTGAGTCAGCTTCCAGGAGAGACCGCAACCAACACTGGATACCCACACACCAGTGCACTCAATTAGAGCACTCACTCTCATGCGCTTTACAATCATATCCTCAACAGGCACATCGCGAATCTCCTTCTTGTCTGTGTCATAGAAGGTAGTCTCGAATTTGCCATTACGTTGCCTCAGAGCAACCTTCACCGTGGGAGGGTAGGGCTTGCGAGCACCAGTGTTAGCATCCTCACTGAACTTTACAGTAGGCTTGTAAAGCTTCATCTGCTTGAGAATCTGCTGAGTCATCCCAGGCTTACGAAGCCAGTTCTTCTCAACACACTCGTGTGTAACGCGATCATCCACTCCCTCTAGAACATCAAAGATCTCCTTCATCTTAGGATTAGTATCAAAGCCATTCAGAGATAAGTTCACTGAATACTTGATAGGGCCAAACTTGTCGTCGGCATTCAGACCATAAGGGAGGTCGACATTGGAAAGCTGTAGAATGAGAGGACCTCCAGCATAACTCATACTAACGCTCTTCGAGTTGTTTTGAAGAGACTTAATCTCACTAAATGCAAGCTTAGAAGCATCAAACTGGGATGGTAGAACACTCATTTCCGGGTATACTTACAACATGGTGTGCGCACGCATTCAATTTTTGACCCACTCAAAAAACGATGGGTCGTTAGTAGATGGATTCCTCACAGCGAACAAGAATGAAACAAGAGGCTGCAAATACTTATTTGTCTAGGACAAAAACGGTAGATGCATCCATGGTTACAATGAGAAACCAACAGAGGTCAGCATTTGCTGGTGCAGCTGTTCTCAATACACCAGTATATTACAGAGGTGCACCTGTTGTAGATCCTATCAATGATCTTAGCTCAAATAATTTTTTTACAAATGGATATAGGAATATTCCAGAATTATCTCAACACGAGGATCTTGCAAATAGACGTGCTGGTGCTGCATTAGCTGGAGATGCAGACTATTCTAGATCTCCTCCGGGCATAGTCCTCTTAAATCCAAGCACTGCTAGCACTATCTTATCAACTTACAATAATAATTCTTTCAAACCGTCTGTTATTGAACCCCAGCTTCCAGTTATCCGCTACGTCTTTCCTGCAAACCTTCCTTCTATGTATTTTAATGGAAATGCATTTATTCAATTATCAATAGACTCAGTTTATTCTGGTGGTAATGATTTTACAATTGAATTCTTTATAAAGCCTTCTTCAGCTACAAGTCCTACTACACAAACCATATTCTATATAGGAACTCCTTCAGCTGGTGTTAATGCACCTATATATAAGTTAATAGGAAACCTTATTCAAAAGATACCTGGTCAGCTATTTAATTTCTCTGTTCAACTTTCTACACTTGGTTCAATGGCATGTGAATTATTAGCAAATAAATGGTATCATATTTCAATCATGAGATTTGGTGATATCTTATATTTACACATAAATGGAATGATGACAAGTTACATAGTTATTCCTCCAACAGGAATACCCTCTATTGGACCATCTACAACGACATATTTAACAGGAAATGATTCTGAATCTACCGCAAGTATTGGCGGTGCTTATGATCTTGGGCAATCACTTTCAAACGGGTTTATTGGTAATTTAACAAGTTTCAGATGGACAAAGGGTAGAGCTGTATATACTGAGAGCCTTGGTGTTCCATATGTAACAACTATTTTAAATCCTTTCCAAGTAACTTTCCCACCTCTATTTGTATACTCAAGACAGGATGCATTTACATTTATAGAACCATATGTAGCAGTTGGATTGTTAGCGCAATCTCCTTCTACATTATTAACGAATACTAGGAGTCCTAGTTCAACTGTTACTCCAACAGATGGTAATACCATCAGCAATACATACACGGCTGTTACATGGGAAATTGCTTAATCTAAAAGCCATGGATATGCTTGTCTACATCTATAAGAAATTTTAGTAAGAGCTCTTACGGTATACATGGCCCCAAGCGTCCGATCTGATTGCTGAGAAGTTGATGAGATCATACGTTCCATTACATTTAAATTTGTGCGTCGAACACTATCCAATTCTGGATTTGAAAATATCTTACTAGGTGTCCATTTGAATAAGCTTTTATCACCTGAAGAATGACCAGGGACAATTGTTTCTCTTACAGAATCTGAAACTGTATTCCATATTGTATATAACTGATCATATAATTTCTTTTGTTGCATTATATCTAAATCGTTAAACCAATGTGTAGCTATTCTGTATCCGAGCATATCAAGGCGAAGACACATATCTAGAACTCTCAGATTCCAGCTTTGTTTCTTACTGAGACCATTTTCCTGCTCGTATTGGATTGGTTTCTTCCAGCGCCTCAAGAGATCCACGCGATTTCTGAAGGATTCAACAATACTTGAAGAACATACTTCTTTCGTATATGGATTTTCTAATTTACCAGTTTCTTCATATTGAACAACAAGAGTGCGAATATCAAATCCCCATATTCTACTGGAATCCTTTACTGCAAAAAAGTAATCTCTGGGAATAGAATCGAGAGGTTCAAAAGTGGCTAATTCAGTTTCATTATGACACAGAGATCTAACAAAGAATGCAGGAGATCTGTCCCTTGCTAGAATTCTTCCATTTCTAGATTTCCAGAATTTTTGTATTCTTCTAACCATAGTTGTTACAGAGCGTGTAATAACAGGAATTTCATATGTAACAGGATTTTTAAAATGTCTTGAACAGTAATCATTTTTCTTAACAGGGTATGGACAGCGCTCATTTGGAAACTTTTTGCTCTTTATATTCATACATCGTGGCTTAGGACTAGCCATCTCTGCTGACTGGGCGGAAATGAATTAAAGTGGGGTAAAATGAAACTCTTTAGATCTCTTGAAAAGACAGTCATTGATTGATAAGGTACTCAAAAAAATTTTGGACTGGGTAAATTTTAAAACCTGGTCCAAAAATTGAATGCAGGGTGTCAAGTAATGTGCGTATTCCAGCCATGAATACTTCCACGGCCACCAGTATAATGAGTTCCACTGCCAAGGTTTCCAAGCCCGTTGTTTCTAAGAAGTCTGCTACTCCTGCAGCCCCTGTTGCCACCCCCGTGGTAGCCCCTACCGCTGAGCCCGTAGCCGCCAAGGCTCCCAGGGCCAAGAAGGTAACCACTGCCCCTACTGCCGAGCCTGTAGTGGTTCCTGAGGTGACCGCCACCCCCGTGGAGGCCACTGATGCCACCGTGTCCTCTGTTCAGGATGACGTGAAGGCCATGCTAACCCAGGCCCACACTGTCCGTGAGACTGTGGGTGTTCTAGTGGGTGAGCTCAAGCGCCTAGAGAAGCGTGTGGCTCGTCTACAGAAGGAGGCTGACAAGCGTCGTCGTCGCCAGAAGAAGCCTGTAGAGGGTGAGGAGGTCAAGCCTCGCAAGCTCTCTATCTTCGAGCTTCCCACCCCTCTCTCCAACGAGCTATGCTCTTTCCTAGGTCGCCCCAGTGGCTCCAAGGAGTCTCGCTCCAACATCACCAAGGCCATTACCACCTACGTGAAGGAGAAGAACCTCAAGGAGAAGCACACTATCAAGCCCGATGCCAAGCTAAAGGCGCTTCTCGGTGTGGCAGAGGGTGATGTGCTAACCTACTTCAACCTCCAGCGCTACCTCAACCGTCACTACCTCAAGCCCACTCCCACTGCATAAGCACTTTACGCTTTTAAAAAAAGCAAAATAAAAGACTAAAAAACTAAAAAAGGAATACAAGAAACCTTTTTCAGATTGTATAGCTCAGTGGTAGAGCGTCTCCTTGACACGGAGAAGGCCCTGCGTTCGATCCGCAGTACGATCACTAGCTAGGTGGGAAGTGTCCACCTAGCTGTTGTTAAAATAATTGACTTCAGATAGCTCAGTTGGTAGAGCGGGGGATTGTAGTAATGAGTTACTAAATGGTACTCCCCAAGTCACTGGTTCGATTCCGGTTCTGAAGAGTTTAACAACTTATTTGACTTGATAGCTCAGTTGGTTAGAGCATTCGGCTGTTAACCGGAAAGTCGAGGGTTCAACCCCCTCTCGAGTCGCATTTTTTTTGCTCAGTAAAGCAAAAAAAATACGCATAGATTTATAACTAGAAGTTATAAATATCGCATTTTTTTTGCATGTGAAACATACGAAAAAAATTGACTTTTTAATTAAACAAAATATAAGGCACAATGCCATATTTCTTTATCAATCGTGATCTAAAAGAAATATGCAGCTTCGATAAAAATCTACCAGTTCTTAGACAACTAGAAATAACAGTAATTACTTCTAGAACCTGGAATTTACGACAAGAGATTGTTGTTGAGGCAGATCGAGATTTTGTGTATCATTTAGTCGATGACCTTGGCTACGTTCTTTTAAGATAGTTATCCAACGTTCTCTTGATTCCTTTTTTAAAACTTTTAATCTATCCAGTGCTTCCTTGTTTACAGGATCATTAGGAAGAAACTTATCTAAGACAGCTTGTAGCGACCCATAATATTTTATTCTATTTAGTGCTACTTCAAATGGCATATAAGAAGTTCCAGTCAAATGACACCTATCCCATCCAGCTAAGAAACATACATCTTGTAACATGTTTAATGAAATACCCATCTTATCACAAGCTGTTTCCACACAAATATCTTCTATAATCCATTCTTTCCTTATTCTTAAGAGGCGCCAGATTCTCTCACCTCCCATTGCAAAGAGGTCTGAATCGAGGGTCATTATTAAATCAATCTCCTTATTATCTATCATTTTCAATAGCATATCATCGGCTTCACCAGGAGCATAAATATGTTTTACTTGATTTCCTAGCTTCTCTTGTATTTCTTTTTTTAAAGAGCCAGTCAAATGCCACCCTTGCCATGATAAGGACGTAATAGCCGTCTTCAAATGCTTGATATCATGTTCATTTAATTGTCCTTCAAATTTCTCCAAATACTCTTCCAATTCACCCTTAGTATCCATTGCAGATTCTCGAGCATTCCTCCTTTGACCTATAATCTCTTGTTTATCCTTTGGAGCACTTCCATCCCAAATACACGTCAAAGTATGGCCTTTTATTGCCCATGATTTTAAGAGATCTATAAGTTCATTTAAGGAGGTTCGGTGTGTGTAGACAAGACTAAACATATCGATACCAATCTTTTTATTATTTACTTCCAAAGGATCTATTGAATTAAATAGTCTTCGAAATGTTGTCCACGCCCCGCGAATACCCATAGTTTATACTTATAAAATATATCCTCTATTGGTCAATTTTTATATAAACTATATAGCCCATTCAGGCGTTGTGAATCGTAGTCCAGGTTCCATTTCACTATCTTCGCATTCCAAAAATCCTAGGCCTTTTAACACTTCAGCCTTACCAATAATATACCTCCACACATAATCTTCAGGCCCATTTACATTCCATCTATTAGATAATTCTTTACATTGATTATAAATCCATTTGCACTGTAAATCCCATAACCTGTTGAATTCTCTTACATTGCCCATTGATAAGATACCGCATAAGAAAAGTTCAGTCCATGCCTCAGTATGTGATTCTAGTGATACAATATCTTTCTCTGAATCGAGACATGCAGTGTGTAGTAATTCATGTAGAAGGACTCGCGTAGATTCCTCAAATCTATAAATTACAATCCTTTCTTGAGAACAAAGATTTGTATATCCCCCATTAATATTTTCTGCTAAAATGGGCCCAGTAGAAGGATAGAATCGTTTCGAGGGATGTGCATAAAATAAGACATACTTTACAGAATGGCCGATACCTTGAAATAGACGAGCCCATAGAAACCATGGAGTTTTATTGAATTGTTCATCTGTTCCCAAGAAGATAACACGAGTGATCCCTGGAAGTTCTTTCACTCTCAATTCTACTTCCTTTCGCCTCCACATATCAATCATTTCTTTACGAAAATTTACCTCATCGATATTTGATTCTTGTTCAGCTTCTTCAATAATAAGTTTAGTATCCTGAGAATTCGGTGAATCATCGATCCATTCTTTTTTAGACATAGCCCACACTGAGGAGGCTGTGTCTAAAAGTGGTTGTTTTAAGAATACCGGAACCATACTATAATAGATTTGTATAAGAACTTTATATTGTTCCTACTAACTTATCGTATAAGGAAACAAATAAGCTCTCCCATGCTATAGGAATTCTATAAGATGTTAAAGTATTTCCTACTGCAGTATTCGGTGAATTTGCTAGACATTCTAATAAATCCTTTGTTAAATCAGGTCCCAGTTCTTTATAATTTTCTAGAATAAGTTCTAAAATTATCTGATGAATATCAAACCATCTTATATTACGTTGTAGTAGTGTGTAGATTGTATTACGAATCGATTCAATATGATTAACCTGGTGCTTCTTTAAAGCTCTTGTTGTCTGAATCCAATTCCAAATAACAGGAGACCATGGATGATATAGAGGAGCTGAAAGAGGAATTGGAATATCTAGAAACCAATCATTCAACTTATGAGGGACTGACTCGCGAACTGTCATCCAGATACTTATATTCCCAGATTCAGATCTCATTTCTAAAAGGCCTTGTAATAGAAGAACCGATTCTGTGCTAAGCAGGTCTGACTCGTATAAAACAAGAATACGATCACCACTTAGAACATGTGCGTTCTCACCAAGGGAATCAACGATTGAGCGTATATAATGTCTATCCTGCAAACTCATACGAGCTACTGAGAACCCATTGTGTATCAGAGATGTTTCGTAGGGCAGGCCATCCTTTCTTAACTCTTCACTTTGTGCTTGTTCATCGGATACCTTGGAATCTAAATGCCATTGTTTTCTTGTTATTGTTAACGGTAGACCTCTTTCCTTAGCAATTCTTTCAAGTCTCTTGTGAACTGCATATTTTGATATTTTATAATCTTGACATCTCCATGCAATACCCATCTATGTTCAACTCGCATAGAGACATTTAGGCCTTAGCGCATCTAGTGAGGCATTTAAGAAGTATACGCAGGGTTAATCTAGGAATGGAATTTTGTATTCCAATAACAAGATTTGATCCATCAAATGTAATCTGGCAACAACCTAGATCAGGTCCCTTTCGTAGAACAATACCCTTTGGTTATCAAGAGAATAATATTACATTTAATAATCTAATTCTCGGATTACATCCTTTAAAGCTTATAGAGATTGATAAAACAAGAAATCAACTTATTTTAGAAGAAACAACGAGGGAACCATTGTTAAATCGTTTAGATCAGTTTCAAATAGATGTAACAAATGAACTTGAAAAGAATTCAAAAAAATGGATAGATGAGTCTAAACTTCCTTCTGTGATAAGAAGTCCCTTACAACCATGGTTAAAATCAAAGAGGCTCACCTTATATCTTTCGTCTGAACCGTCTTTATTACATTTTTATAAAGAGGGTGTTGCTACCGTATTTTCATATAATGCTATAAAGCCGGGGGATATGATTCGTGCAGTTGTTAAACTACAGGGGCTTTCTCTCCAAATGTCGGAAGATGACATTTGGACAGGAAAATCAAGAATTCAGCATCATATTTTACAATTATACAAGGTCTCAGGAACGATTGATTAAGCTTACAGATAAAGCAACTAGAGAGAATATCATTGTCATGGAACCAGAGACCAAGAAATATAAATTCATTGCCATAGGCTCATATTGGAAATACATATACCATAGGAGTGTATGAATCATGACAATTCCACCCAATGCTCCTGTGACGGGTATTATACTCTTTGTAAGATCATTACTAGTATCAGAATTTCCAACTAATGTAGATAAATACCATGCCACTGCAATAAGTATTCCAATTTCACCTGCTCCTAGTATTCCTATTAACCAAGTGTAACTATCCATCTTCTGTAAGATACTTATAATTTCTTAGAAAGTGTTTGTAAGTCAGGTAAACTTCCTTTTATCGTAAGTCCAGAACCAAGGGAACCAGGGATAGATGATAGAATAAAGATAGATTCTAAGAATACAACTACAATCGTCACTGGAATTATGATTGAATATATGCGAAAGGTATGTAATGTCTTATCTTTTCCTGGAGAACATGTACCTTCCATTCTTTCTATAGATGGCTTAACTTTTCCATTTGTTTAATAGAGGCATCTATGCCGTTACATACAAGAAAAAAGAGAATTATAGCACCGGGGCCAAAAGTATGTCACCCTAGTCTACATAATAAGAATGGTGACTGTCTTTCTGAGAATATGCTTAATGAAATTGGTCTAGTAAATGGTGCTCCATCTAATTTAAAGGGGCTTGCATTGCGTTCCTGGTTAACTAGAAAGTCTAGATGTAAGAGTGAGAGATGCTTGATAGAAAGGACGTCACTTGATCCTAGAAAAAAGAAGGAAATTCTTAAAAAATATTTCAGGCCAACAATGCCAGATTCATGGGTCAAAGATCCAGATCAATGGCTCGATAGTAATAATATAGGTGATGTGATGAAACAGTATGAGGAAGCATATCCCACCTTTAAATTCTATGGAACAAATCCTATTGATTTTGCAGCACCTGATCCCTATGACCCAGAAGCCTTAGTAAAAAATAAATGTCTGCATGATGAAATATGTAAAATAAATCTAAACGATCTTCTATCTTCAGGTAAAACACAGCTTGGTGTAGTCTATAACTTGGATCCTAGTAATAAAGGAGGCAGTCACTGGATAGCAAGTTTTACAGATATTCCGGGTCATAAAACATACTATTTTGATTCTTATGGAATGAAGCCACCTCCTCAGATAGCACGGTTCATGAGGTCTCTTACGTTACAAGATCCTAAAATGAAGCTTGCATTTAATGCAAGGCGTTTTCAATATGGTAATACCGAGTGTGGAATGTATTCCTTATATTTTATAATTCGTATGATTGAAGGTGATGACTTTAAGAAATTTTGTCGCCGTGCTCCTAAGGATAAGGAAATGCTTGAGTTGCGAAAGTGGCTTTTCGCTCCTAAGAATCAATAAAATTCCGTAAAAATCCATCTAACCTCTTCTAATCCTATCAGTAGAGCGACATGGACCCCCGTTTACAACAACAACAGAATAGAAAGATGTTTTTTAGTGAACAGAATGAATCTATGCTATATGGAATGCTATCAAGAAATTTTCAGCAGAAACTTGGATCACAATTGAATGATAAACAAGCTTCTCGCCTTGAGAGAGGACTTGAACATTATATGAGTGAAGTATTTCAATCAAATGCTAGCCTACCTGTTCAAGCTTTGAATAAAGATGTTCTTTCAGTAACTGCTTCTGATTTTAATGATTATCTACAGCGCCAGGACTCTGTTACACGTGCACCTCCTCAGGCATTTCAGGAAACTTCTCAACGATATGACCAATTACAACAGGATCGTCAACGCAGTCTAGAACCACCCCGACCATCCATTCCT